AGCCGGAAACCACATCATTTTTAATAGCGCTTGCTAGTTTTTCTATATACATTATCCTTCGTTATTTGTCCTGATTCTATTAGGACATTCCATATTATAACATCTAAGTCTTTTTAGGTAGTGGATTTCGTCTTTAAGAGCAGCTAGCTCGTTACTCTTCTAACGTAATTTTTCATCAAATTCAATTTCAATGGTTCTAGCTGTCTTACGGTATTCACGGAATTGGTCAGAGAGATCATTGTAATCTTCAGCCATCTATGTAATTTGATTATACATAGACTCAAAGCGATCTCTTTCCATTTTACCGTGACTATCCTCGGTAGTTATTTCTGCCTATTTTGCTGCTTCTTGTTCTAGTTTGTTTCTACTTTTATAAGTTCCTAAATAAGTAAGAGCAGAACCTATACCACCGCCACCTATCACCGGTAGTGCCCAATCTAACAAAAAGTCTAGATTCATTACTTAATAAAATTAAAGCGGAGCAGTTGCCCCGCTTTAGTTATTTATCAACCAAGTGGATCTGTTTGTTCGTCACCACTGTCAGTACCATTATCAGCACCGCTATCAGCATCACTATCAACAGCTTCTTTTACGAAACCGATAGTTTCAAGAGCTGTTTCCCAATCAGCAGCTTCGTCTTGATTTACCCAGAATACGTGAGTAGTATAAGAGTCACCTCTTTGACCTACGAATTGTAAACCATCGTTAGTTGCAGGTGCGCAGTATTCAATAATATATTGATTGTAAATAGCACCAACAATAGGAGTTTCTACTTGACGGATATGAGTCCATTGATAATTTGCAGCAGTTGGAAGTCTCAAGTCTTTAACGATTTGAGAATAAGTACCAAATGCGTTTTCACCTCTTACAGCTTCATAGATAGCCTTATCTTCTGCTACTGTACCATCTTTAATCTTAACGATTTCAGCAGCTAATTCAGCATAGTCATCAGTAGCTGAGAAGGTACGAACTTCGATCTTACGGAATCTTTGATATTCAGTAGCTCCGGTAAGAGTTAATTTATTTCCATCAACTGTTACAGTAAGAAGATCTTTATCAACTAAGAATAAGTGATTTTTCTTAATCATTTCAGCAACAACTTCAGCAATTTCTCCTTTGTTATCGTTGTTCACTGTAAATTCTACCCAGAAAGGCATGCCTTTTTGAACCCAAGGAGTAGCATAGATAAATGGTTCAGCACCTTCTACGCCAAGATAAATGTCAAGACGACAATATTTCTTAGGTTCTTGTTCAGTAGGTTGAATATCTGCAATCTTAGAGAAGTCAATAACAGCTTCGCAAGCTACAGCATCATGACCTTCAGCTTTTCTAATAGCCTTTACGTTATCTTTTACAAATAAGAAATCTCTCTTAACTCTTAAAGCATCTTTTTCGATACCATCTACTACTTCTTGTCCAGCTCTATAAAGCCAAGTGTTCTCTGCACCATTACCGTTTAAAGCACTTGAATCTGGATCAAAATTCTTGTTAATAATTGTTTGAGTTTGAAAATTTAAACCTGCCATAATATTAATTATTTTTTAAGTTAACCCTCTTGGGCTTGTTGTGATTGCTACTGTCCAGTTGGTCGGGCAATAGATTGTGTCATCTAAACATTGTTACCTAGTCTTGGATCGCTTGTACGTTCCATTACTAAGTGTACCAACTCATTGATAATCTCTTGATTAACATAGTCAGGAAATTCCATGATTTGAGAAGTATCTTCTGTTAAATCAATTTGTTCTTGAGTCAATCTAATATGTTGTGGGACTTTTACATAATCAACTTGAACTTCGGCTAATTGGAATAAACTATCGTCTTTACCATATCTGATTTCGCAACGAACATTAGAAGTATTACCTGCTCTTAAAGCAATTGGTTTTTCTACCAATGAAACTTCAGTATCTCCAGTTCCATCGCCATTTAAATCAAGTTTAAAAGTTCTTTGGAAATTAGATTTATCTCCAGTTGCTGTACCTTCAGAAGTAGTAACTTGATAAGTTCCGTTCATATCGGTACCTTTAAATCCTGCTGGAAGAGAGCTATCTTCTTTAACAGGGTCTGTAGGTAATATTTCTTGTTGATTGAGATTATGAATATAATAGTAAGGTCTCATTGGAGACGGTCTATTATAAATGTCTGTAACAATTTGACTCCAAGAATCAGCAGTCAATCTAGTTGCTGGAATCTCGATATAAGAACCTGCATCCCAACAATCCTTAGTTTTTGCTACATAATAAATACATACACAATTTAACATGTGTAAATAATCAATAGGAAGATATACTTCATAAGTAGCACCGTGTAGAGATTGTATTTGACTATGCTTAGTACTTAAATATGAAGTAGCCTTACCTGAATAATCTCCAGCAGGACTTTGTCCAGTATAAGCTGGATTTGCGTTACCATTTGCATTTTGAATAGCACTGTTATTAGCTCCTAATTGTACTTTGTGTGGAGATAAATAACAAGTTGATTTCAAAACTCTTAAATCGTCAGTAGTCTATTGATTAATATCATATACATTGTATACTTTATTAATGTATTGATTGATTGCCTTGTTAAATAAATAGTTAAATTCATACAACTTTAAAGAAGGAGCCTAGATTTTACTAAGCTCGATCAAAGTTGCTTCAAATACCTAACGTGCAGTCATGTGTTAGTTATATTTAATAAATTTGTAATTAATCTTCAAACATTTCAGGATATGTATCCTTCCTAATTAGGCTTAAAGTTTTTACATTTTTAGATTGTTTCATCCATTCTACTACTGCGCTGTCAGTTGCTCCAAGAGTTACTTTACCATCTTCACCATATAAGTAAAGACCATCTTTCTTAACAATAACTCCTTTTTCTCTCGCTTCAATAAATAACATACGAAGCTGAATATCTCCCCCTGTATAACAATTGATAATTTTTTCTGGAGTCTTTTCTGCAATAGACAATAGATAATCTTCTACATCGGCATTTGGTTGGTTTTTCATATCTCTACCCAATACCTTAGCTACTAGTAATCTACCTTCATAACCACGTTCATCGTTCATAATATAATTAGAAGCTTCTACAATAAGTTTACGTCTTGTAACTCTACGTTGTGCTTCAAATCCTGGACGATCTACGTATAATTCAGCAGTACCATAACGAGGTCTCTTAGATTTAGGATCTATAGTACCGTCAATTAAGTATTCGCCTTTATCGTTCTTTGCAAATCTATCTGGAGCAATAAGTTCACAATTCTTAATTGCTTCCCATTCTGCAGCTTCCATCACATCGTTAAGGTCAAATGTCTTACCATCTTCAATAACGAATAATGCAGTTTCTGGAATAAATGCTGCTTCGCCTTTAGATTCCATTTCTAATTCTGCAGGAGTTAAAATAATATCTCCTTGAGAATCTACTCTTTTAACACATTTAGGGTATCTACCTTGTGCGTCTTTTTGTGGTTGGATAAAATATTTTTGACCTACTTTACCAAATACGCTTCTTAAAACAACGACATTACTTTTTAAATCGCCGTCTTTGATTTCATTAACTTTTTTTGCCATAATTCATTTACATATTATAAAATTTAGGTAGGGGAGCACCTCGTCCCCTACCCTATCTAATCACTATTTTAATCTATCTTTACAATGAAATTATTACTCCTTAGCTCTGAGTATGAATGATCTATAAGGATTGTATACTGCGATACCAGCGTATCCGTGAATAGTCATCATACCACCAGCAACAGGAGTAGAAACTACACCGCTGTCACCACCTGTACGACCACCAACACCAAGAACTTCATTAAAGATATAATCTTTACCCTTTAATGAGTACATAGCTACTGGAGGTTGAGTAGAAGTCTTACCAGTAGTTAAGTCGATACAAAGTGCATATGGTTCCATAAATTCACGACTCAAAGTTCTATCAACCTTGAATGAAACTACGTTACCACCCCATTCGTAAGAATCGAATGTAGCACCTACCTTAATGTATTTACCGTCACCACCTTTTGACCATAAATAAGCACCATCAGTGTGACGATTTGCCAAATAATCACCAAGTACTCTTTGTACAATAGCCCACATTCTTTCGTTAATAATGAATGAGAAGTGATTACCAGTAGGCTTTTCAGCTTTTTCTACCATTGTAGAAATAATAGTGTGGAATGTGTTGATTGTTACTTTGTTAGCTGCATATTTAGAAGCAAATCTTTCGATTTGAGGAATCATACCATCACCAATATAAATTGGACGACCAGTACCTCTATCAGAGATAGTAGCTTTACCATCTACACCGATATTACCCTTAGCTAACAAGATCATATTTTCACGAGCATATAAGAAGTTTTCAATCAAGTTCTTCTTCATAGGATCGAGCTTATAGATCTTTTCAGTTAAACAACCTTGATTTTCACCCTTACCAATCTTAATGAAAGTATCTTCCATTAAAGCATATTTAGAAGAATAGCTATCATCAACACGGATAGTAGTCATATAGTTACGCATTTTTTCAATGTTAGATTGATACTTAACGAAACCTGTATCATGTAATTCAGGCTTAGCGTTACCAATGAAACGAGTAGTGTCACCTACTTGACAACCATCTTTATCAAGAACTGAAGAATAGTCATCATCGAGCAAACGTACCATTACAGACCACATATTGTCTGCCTTGCGTACTGGACGAGATACTACGAAACATTGTTGACCAGTCTTTTCAATCTTGAAAATTTCGTGTAATTGATAATAGTTTTCTGGGAAAATCATTTCAATTTCAGAGCCATCTGCTCCATCTTCTACTGGAACTGCTGCAAAAGGAATTCTCTTAATATAGTTAGTTTCCAAAATTTAGACTATATCACTTACTTTTTATTATGATATTTGAAAATATATTCTTCAAAATATCTATCTCCCTTTTCTAAATTTTTTATTTTAGAAGCAGGAACTTTGTATTTTTCTCTTACTTCTTTAACAGTGTTTAAAGTTTCTATAAATTCTCCATATTTAGTATATATATCAACTTTAATTCTACTACCTAAAATTCTTTCAGGAACTTTATCAATAATATTCTCAGATAAATAATATTCTTTATACCATCCTTGTTTGTATCTAAAAGCGTCTCTAATAGTTTCCCAAGAATATTCATTTATGATAGGCATTATTTCTTTTCCTATACCAGAGCTTACAAGTTCTGATTTTTCATTATATACATAAATTTTCACTTTAGCATACTATTTGCGAGCTTTAGGTTTAAATTCGTCTACTAAAGTATCTGAAACATAATACTCTTTTAAAACCAAGCTTTGTTGAGATATTGCTTTACAAATAACCTCTTCTTTAGTCCCTATAAAATCTCCACAAGCTTTTCTGGAAATAAATTCTCCTAACCATTTTCCATCTTTATTATAAAGATGAGTAACTTTTGGTTCTCCCCATGTTTTTGTACTATATTCTGTAACATTAATTACTTCAGTAGTACTCCAAAAAGAATCAATTAACGGATGTTTGTTGTGTATGGCATACTCAAATTTTTCCATAGGAAGATTATAAAAATCATAAGCTTCTTTTGAAAATTCCCATTTCTTTTTTAGATTGCCTTCTAAATCAAATTGATATAAAGGTCTATACATATTGTAATGTTTACCTCCTAAACAAGAATTGTATGTATGACTGGCTTTTAAGAAAGTTATATCAACTAATTCAGCCTCTTTGTTATAAGCATCGTCTTCATTATCATAGATAAATAAAACAGTCCTTTCAAATGCAGTTGTTCCATATTTTTTTACAGCATACTAAAATGGTGTTTTTGGGTACATATAAGTACTAGGTTGATTTATATATACTCCACATCCTATATAGCCATCAAAAATTTCTGGATTTTCTGTTTTATGTACACCAATATAAATTTTATTTAATCCGTTTATAGTAGATTTTAAATTTTTAGTAAGATATACAATGTATTTCATAAAGTAATTCAGTTTTTCAATTATAAAAATAATCTACGGGTCTCCCCTAGTCGTTGAACGCTGTTGTCATCACAACCACGCTGCTGATTGTCTCCTAGTAGCATGAGAGTTCCCAGCAATTTAAAGAATTTATGGAGGTCAAAACTAACAAAAATATCTAACCTCCCATTCGAAGTATGTACTATCGATGTTTTGGAATCCATTAGCTTTCTTAGTATCACCATAGAAAATATTTCTCAATGATTCAGTTAAGAAAGTTGCAGTCAATTCAGGATATAATCTAGACACAACACCTAAACGGTGTGGACGTTCCAATAAATGTTATCATAAAGGCTTTTTATCCTCTATTTCAATAACTTTACCATTGTTATTGTTCAGAATATATCTTCATCCCTTCAATACGATTGAGATGGGATGCTGTGCACTCTTGGAAATAAAATTTAGGAACTATTAATTTGTAAGCCATGCAGTCTGGAACAAACGGTTCTATTAATTTAATAAATTTTAAAGCATTACTAGAATAAGCTCTTATGTTATACTAATTTTCTTTTTTCTTATGTAGATAAAATTGTATATTCCACTTTTGTTTAAATAATTCTATAAGTTCTAAGGCATCAGATTCTGGAATATGTGTAGAAAATTCTACAGTAAATCCTCTATCAGATTTACTTACATAAGTACTACCATCATCCATATACCATATTGCTAAACCTTGTTCGTCTAAATAAGAAATATATTTTTTATCTAATTTTTTCTAATTATTAGGATAGAGCCATTTTCTTAATACCCTAAAATAGGGTGCAGAACAAGTAAAGGTATAACCTACAGAAGCAGCTGTTTCAGGATTACCGCAAATACTTTTAGTTTTATACTTTTTTTCACGAACATTACATTTCCTACCAGTAATAGATTTACAAAGTTTAGCTTTCCATTCTATATAATCTTTCTAATGTTGTCCATGACTAATTTCTAAATAGTTATACTAATAAGTTTTACCTTTTCTTACTTGTTTTTGGTGTGTTATATAACCATCACCTATACATAATGCTATTAAAATAGATTTTTTCCTTAATTCCATATTACCAAATATTTTGGGTTATTATTCATTTTATCTCTATTCGTTAGAGGTTTCCCATGCCTGGGACTTCCTACGGGATTGTCCGTATAAATTGGAGGATTTCCCCGTTTTCACACAGTAGCTAATAATCATTACTGATTATCGAGGCAAACGTTTACCTAAGAACTTACTAAAATCTTCATAAGTTCTTGTCTCCGACATAGTCGGACGATTTGTTACAAAACTTGCTACTAGCATAAATATAAAATTTTAAATAGTTAATAAAATAGTTTTACCAATCCTCATCATCAACGAAGAAATCATCGTTCTGCTAAGGTTTAGGCTGAGGCTTTGTATTAAAAACAAGTTTTGGCTTATTACCTTGTAAGTCAGCTTTCGCTTGTTCATAACCTCGCTTATAGTTATCCTACATCTATTTAGTGAGTTCTTCTACAATCTAATCTTCATTAAGTAGCCAAAAAGCAGCTTTTGTAAATAAACTTGGATCTTGTAAAGCACGACCAAAAGCACTTGTGCCGTTTTCATCTAAATCTAACATAAATGCTGCTAGTTCTTCAGAATCTTCGTTAGAAAGTTCTAAATCTTGACCTGCAAATGAATTAAGACCTCTGATCTCATTACTAATAGAAGTAGCGAAATTTCTATAAGCTGCCTCTTGTTTTGCAGCTAATTCGTTAGCTTGCTGTGCTTCTTCATCTTGTTGTAGTCTGATATATTCCTTACGAAGACCTTCAACTGTTTTCTTAAATAAAGCTTCATTTTGTTTAGCATTATTTATAGCTTGTTCAAGTTCTTCATCTGTAATATTATCAGCTCCAACTTTTTCTAACAAATCTAAAGCATATACATCTTCATCAGATAACTGATCGATTTTGTAAGATTGTACAGGTGCTTCTTTTTCTGGCATTATTGATTGTAAATAATCATTTACTGACATACCACTATTTCTTATCGCATTAAGAAGTTCAATTTCATCATCGGATAAATCAGTATCGTCAGGTTCTTGTCCAGCAAGAATATTTAATTGTTCTGCTCTAGATAATGTATCCCATGATCTTTCAATAATAGCTCCTGTTTCATCTTCAAACTTGATTTTACCTGGATCAGTAATACCTTTAAGACGTAATACTTCACTCGTTAAATCATCTTCTGGTTCATTAATAGGAGGTTCCTAATTTCCTTCATCAGGATTTTGATTATCTCCATTGTTTTGAGGTTCAACGTATTCGTCAAACTCATC